GTTTTACTCTGGTATTCTAAAACGAATTAATAGAAGCGTTGGGATAATGGATTGTTTGCGAGTTGGTTCTTCGCGACATCGAGTTCATTGCACCTGGCATTCGGGTTCGCGTTACCCTTGTACGCGTTGAAATTGTAATACTTATCGTTGGTGTATTGTTGAGTCCAAGCACCGTTGGCGGCATTCATACGACCATCAATTCTGGTCGTGTCCGAACGAACACTCGAGAGAAGGCCACTTTGTTTGATGGCTGTCTCTCTGACATTCATGCGCCCCGCGTTTCCGGGTCTGTTCGCCTTCCCACGACGATCGTCCGCTCTGAATCCATACTCCTGGAGCTGCTCTGTGGTGTAACCCTTATTACCACGTTCTTCCGCGATTCTGTTACCCGGGGCATTCGTGTATCCACCGTGGAAACTGTTAATATTCGGTACGGGTTGATTGTTGTAGTTGTACTGGAATTCATTCGCATCAAACTTGTTACGCGTGGGGTCTTGAGCCATCGTACCCAAGGGTATGAATCGCTTCGCGGGTGCGTTTTCGAGGCCGTCGGTGCGCAAACCAGTTTCCGAACGATTGGTCGTTCGCTTGGTGCGTTCGTGTTCCTGACGAACCAAACGTCCACCCATACCCTGTGCACGCCCCGGCATTTCCGGACGTCTTTCTGGAAGGAAAGCAGTCTTTTCAGGCATGTTGTGCGTGACTTTACCGATGAGACCATGGCGACCACCACTGATATCTTGAGCCGGACCCGATCGACCTGGGAGTGTTGTGAGACGATACTCACCAACATTGACCGGGTTGATACGAAGTAGTTGTTGATAACCACCGTACGCCGGCACGTTCGGACCGACACCGACACCTGGACCAACCATTTGCTTCTCGATGGGTGATAAATTGTTCATGCGCCCTTGATCATACATACGATTTCGCATGTTCAAAACCTCTTGTCCACCACTTCGCTGCTGCGGGGCGATGACTGCAAAAGATTGTGTTTCGTTCTTAGATGTCACCGGCATCGGATTATCGAAACGTGTTTCTCTAAATTGTGGAATTTGATCAGACAATAATGGTTCTTGTGGTTCGGTGACGAGTCGAGGCCCCAATTGTTGGGGTTCAGTATCTTTACTGAGTGTTCGACCCACGTACACCAAGCCAGCTACCGCCAAAACTGAGATGGGATCAGCCATTCTTACTTCTTGCTAATATTTTTATTATGATATCTCTGGTTAAACAAGCCATTCTGAAGGTCGGCGCGTGTACTGGCTGGTTCATACGTTGTCGACTGAAGTGGCAATTTACATTCAATATTTTGAAGAGGAAAGAAATTACGTTCGTGCGTCTTCACCAAAAACTTGTTAAATTGCGAAGTCGACTGCGGTCTGAGCTCATCACTCGTGTCAATGTACTGCGCTGGAGATCCCTTACCAGCCATGTACGGCGCCGTACCATAAAGCATGGTCTGCGGTCTCGAACCAAGGTTCAACGTACTCGGTTGAGGGTATACGAAAACGTCATCCGTCGCGCGATTTGTCGGGATTGCAGGATTTTCAACGAGCGACAAGCCAGGTTGGAGCTGATATGCCATTTACTATTAGATAAGAATATTTATCGTCTGTCTCCGCTGAAATCTAATCCCGAGAAAGGGCCGAGCTGAGCTCCTCTCGCATTTGGGCTACATGCACCCACATCACTTCTACACATCGACCGATTCTTGTCACCATAGCACCATTCAGCGAATGCCGTTTGGTCACCTGGGATCGACGTCACCGGGCCACTAATAAATTGTCGAGACGCCGCACTTCGTTGCTGCGCGGGTAACGGAGATCTCGAACGCCCCGCATCATAAGGAATGCGGTCATCGACGAAACTTCGAACGATGGGACGAACCGACGAGTAGTCACACGCCGGGGGTCTATTGGGGTTATCTGTGATATCCGTCAACAAAACGTTCGCCATGGGGTTATCTATGGATGGCATCTGGCACGAGCTTCCACCAAACGTCGATCGCCCGTACGTTTCCTTAAT